GCCTTGGGCATCCAGCGCATCGAGGAAGCAAGCCAGCTCGCCATCCTCCGCGCCGAGCGCGACGCGCGCCCCACGGCAGGCGAAGAAGCCAAGCACGGCAGACACCAGCGCTGGCTAGGCTTCGCCATAGGCGTGCCAGCCGGCATGATCCTCGCCTGCGGCGCCATCTTCGCGATGCAGGGCATCATCTGGGACACCGCAACGCGGTCGTTCCGGGAACAAGCCATGACCGGGGCGCTGATCTCCACGCATGGAGAACAAGAGCGTAGCGACGCTTACACGAACCCAGGGCAAGACGTTACGCGTCGGCCATGAGCTTTTACGTTTACGAACTGTACGACCCGCGCACGCTTCAGGTCTTTTACGTCGGCAAGGACGCCGCCAAGTACAGCGTGAAGTACTCGTATGCCTAAGGATGGCAGGCCTCGCCTGTGGCCAAGCGCAAAGGCGTTTGCTGCGAAGATTGACGCCTACTTTGAGGGCCAAAAGACAGACGGCAAACCGCCGACGATTGCCGGCCTGTGCTACTTTCTGGGCTTCTCCGACAAGCAGGCGCTGACCACGTACGAGGGATATGGCGAGGACTTTTCCCTACCGGTAAAAAAGGCGCGCCTGCGCATAGAGCAGGACCGCTCTGAGCGCCTACTGGGCAAGGACACATTTACGCCGGGCGTGATCTTCGACCTGAAGAACAATCACGGCTGGAAAGACACCTCACAGCAAGAGGTGACCGGCGACATGCGCGTCATCAACGAGATCGTCCTGCGTGGCGTTCGACCAGACGCATGAGATCGAGCTACCGGACAAGCTAGTCCCGGTATTCGAGGGCAAGGCGAGGTTCAGAGGCGCTAAAGGCGGTCGTGGCTCAGCCAAGACGCGCACCTTCGCCAAGATGAGCGCTGTGATCGGCGCCAAGGCAGCAGCAGAGGGGCGCGAAGGAGTCATCCTCTGCGGCCGTCAGTTCATGAACAGCTTGGCGGACTCCTCGTTCAGCGAGGTCGCCGCAGCCATACGCTCCGACCCGTGGCTGATCACGGTGTTCGAGATTGGCGAGACGTTCATCCGCACCAAGTGCCGTCGGGTCGAGTATCTGTTCGTTGGCTTGGCGCGCAACCTCAGCAGCATCAAGTCGAAGGCGCGCATTCTGCTGTGCTGGATCGACGAGGCCGAGGACGTCAGTGAAGCGGCGTGGGTGGTGCTTATCCCTACGGTGCGGGAAGAGGGGTCAGAGATATGGCTGACCTGGAACCCGAGGCTGAAGGCGAGCGCCACCAACAAGCGCTTTGGCAATCCGAGCGATGCCGACACCAAGATCGTTGAGCTGAACTGGCGGGATAACCCGTGGTTTCCCGCAGTGCTAGAGGCCGAGCGCCAGCGCGATTTGCGCGACCGGCCAGAGCAGTACGAGCATATCTGGGAAGGCGCTTACGCCACAGCGGCGACGGGCGCTTACTATGCCCAGGACCTACTGAGGGCCAAGCAGGACAAGCGTATCACGCGCGTGTTCAAAGAGCCGTTGCTGCCGATCTACAGCCACCACGACATCGGCGGCAAAGGCGCGAAGGCTGACAACTACGTCATCTGGATCACGCAGCGTGTGGGCCGCGAGATCAGGGTGCTCGATCACTACAACGCTCAAGGCCAACCGCTCGCAGCGCACGTTCAGTGGATGCGGGATCGGGGCTATGAGAAGGCTCACATCGTCCTGCCGCATGACGGCGCCAACGATGGCGGGCCGGCAGAGACGTGGGAAGACGCATGGCGCAAGGCAGGCTTTGCCAATGTGCGGGTCATCCCCAACCAAGGGCCGGGTGCAGCGATGTTCAGGATCGAGCAGACGCGCAGGCGCTTTGCACAGACAGTTTTCAATGAGGACACGACCGAAGATGGACGCATCATGCTTGGGCTCTACGCGCCTAAGATCAGCGAAGAGACGGGCGCAGACCGTGGGCCGAACCACGACTACAGCCACGACGCGGACGCGTTCGGTCTGATGATGTGCGACTATCGCGAGCAGGCCATCGTGGAAGACAGCCGCCCGCTCGCGCCGCCTATGGGGACGGTGGCCTAATTGGCTTACGACCGTGGCGACGCTGACGACAGCGGCCTAGTCGAGGCCCTGCGTGCTGAAGAGCAGTGGGCTGCGTCCTACCTCAAAAGCGAGCTTCAGGAAGCGCAGATCAATGCGCTGAAGCGCTACTATGGCGACGAGTACGGCGACGAGGTGGACGGCAGAAGTCGTGTTACCACGCGCGAGGTGTACGAGATCATCCAGTGGCTGCGGCCTGATCTGCGCCGCACGTTCACCAGCGGCCCGAAGGTGTTTGAGTTCGCCGGCGTCACGCCTGAGAGCGACCAGCACGCCGAGGCCGCAACCGATCTGGTGAATTACACGTTCCTTAATGACAACGAGGGCGAGCGCGAACTGGACGCGTTCATCTTCGATGGCCTGTTACAGCGCGTCGGCATCATGGGCTGCGAGTGGAAGGAAGCTGAGTACAGCCCCGCCCAAGAGGTGAGCGGCCTCAACATGATGCAGGCGCAACAGCTCATGGCTGACCCGTCCACGGAGATCGTGGGCCAGGACGTAGAGCAAGGCCAGCCCGACGAAGCGCACCCTGACGGCATGTTCTATGCCTTCAAGATCAGGAAGCGCACCAAGCACGCATACCCGGAAGTGTTCGCGATCGCGCCCGAGGACTTCCGCATCGCTGCGCGCACGGTGGACCTAGAGACGGCCCGCTATTGCGGCGACGTGGTTCGCATGATGCGCGGCGAGGCCAAGCGCAAATGGCCTGAGTATGCCGAAGAGATCGACAGCCACCAGGGCGACACGTCAGGCTTCAACACCGACGAGCGCCGGGCTGAGCGTTTCCGTGACCTGGAAGGCTGGGACGCTGGCGCCATGCGAGGCGCGACCGAGGGCGATGCCGGCGAGGTCGAGATCATGCGGGAGTATATCCGCTACGATCTGGACGGCGACGGGATGCCCGAGCTGATCCGCTGCTATCGCCTGGGCGATTGCATCCTCGAAAAGGAGGAGGTGGACGAGCACATCTACAGCCACTGGACGCCGAACCCGATCCCGCATCGCTTCTTCGGCCTGAGCATTGCCGACGAGGCGATGGACATTCAGCGGGTCAAGACGGTGCTGCTCCGCAACATGCTGGACAGTGTGTATATGAGCGTGGTTCCGCGCACGTATGCCAACACGAACATCGTGAGCCAGCGTGGTCTCGATGCGTTGCTGACGGTGCGGCCTGGTGTGGTGATCGAGGGCGCAGGCTCTGCGTCCGATGCGATCATGCCGATGGTGACGCCTGACCTGAGCGCCTCGGCGCTGACGGCGATGCAGTGGATCGACCGTGTGGCCGAGAGTCGGACGGGCGTGAACCGCTCGGCTCAGCCGATGGACCCGGATTTGTTGCATGACACGGCCAAGGGCGTGGAGCTGTTGCAGAACGCGGCGAGCGTTCGCAAGGAAGAGATCGCCCGCAATCTGGCGGTTGGCCTGCAGCAGCTTGGCAAGAAGCTTTATCGGCTCATTCACAAGCACCAGAACGAAGCCCGCAGCATCAAGATTGCGGGCGAGTGGCAGAACATCGACCCGCGCGCTTGGGAATCGGACATTCAATGCACGGTGAGCGTGGGCCTAGGGACGGGCGCACGTGAGAAGCAGCTCATGATGTTGCAGATGATCCAGCAAGATCAGGTGGCATGGGTGAGCGCTTATGGGCCGGGTACGCCGGTGGTGAAGCCCGAGCACCTTTACAACCTCGTCAGCGAGAAGCTGCGGCTCTTAGGGTTCAAGACGCCAGACAAGTTCTTCGGGGCGCCGGTTCAGCAGAACCCGCAGACGGGGCAGATGGAGCCCTATGTGCCGCCGCCGCCGCAAGACCCGAACGCGGCCAAGGTCCAGGCTGAGCTTCAGAAGGCTCAGATGGAGATGCAAGCGTCGGTGCAGATGGAGCAGATGAAGGCTCAATCGGCAGAGCGTCAGACGGTGTTGCAGGCCGAGAAGGACATGCAAGTTGCCGCGGCGCAGCAGCGTGATGAGTTGATGCGGGCGCAGATGGATGCCGAGAAGGCGCAGCGCGAGCATCAGATTGAGATGCTGCGCGTCCAGCTTGAAGCCGAGCGGCTCCAGTTCGAGCGCGAGAAGGCGCAGCTTGAGGCGCAGATCAAGCAGGCCGAGCTTCAGATGAAGGCGCGTGAGATTGAGTTTAAGGGCGAGGTCGAGAGCGCCAAGCTGGAAGACAGCAAAGATGCGCGCAAGGAATCGACCAAGCTTGAGAAGATGAAGATGGCGAAAGACCCCGACGAGCGGGACGACGCCGAGGCCGAGATGGACGGCAAGCCGAGCCGCACGGATCGCTTGATTGAGGCGATGATGAAGGGCCAGCAGGAGCTTATCAAAGAGCTTCGCCGGCCGAAGTCGATTAAGCGCGGCGCGGATGGGCGCGCAGTCGGTGTTGAATAATGGCGTCCACGGGGACGGCGACAATCGACTTTGGCTCAACGCCAGTAGCGGACGCATCGTTTGTGATTGCGGATTCCGGCGTCACGTCAGCCTCGTACATGGAAGCTTACGTGCAGGGTGACGCGACCGTGGACAATTCAGCCAGTGAGCACGCTTTTGCGGCGGTGTCCTGGCGTCTCTTCTGTGTCCCTAGCAACGGGTCATTCACGCTCAACGTGACGTGTTTGGTTGGCCTATGCACCGGGACTTTTGATGTGAGGTACGTTTACACGTGAGCTGGTTTCTTAAGCTGATCGGAAGCGCTTCCGGCAATGTGGCCGAGGTCACGTCGACCAACCGACTGAAGATTGATCTCGCGCAGAACACCAGCCCCGCCGAAGTCGGCGCCGTGCGGCTGTTCTCAGAGAACGACCCTGGCACTAAGACCGGCACGGCCTATCTGGCATCGCCCGAGACGGATGACGACGCCAAGCTGCGGGTGGCGAACGAAGCGATTTTTGACATTGAGACGTTCAACTACACGGCCCAGAACACCGGCAAGCACGCCTACCGCAACACGACCATGACGATCGGTTGGACGGCTGCGGGTATGATTACCAACAGCGGCAACATCACGACCACCACGACGGGCGTTCAGTGGAACAGTTACGCTGAGTTTCCGCTCATTGGCTCGTCCAATCTCTACGGTGAGTTTGCGGGCAGTTTCACTGCGCTTCCTGCCACCAACACCATCGTGGACTTCGGCTTTGTTCGCCTTGCGACCACGAACCCGTATGCGCCGACTGACGGGATTTATTTCCGTCTCAACAGCTCCGGTCTGTTCGGCGTCATAAACTTCAACGGCGCGGAAACGACCAGCGGCGCCTTCGACTTCACATACGCGATCAATCAAAAGTACCAGTTCATCATCTCGATCCACGAGCACAGCGTTAAGTTCTGGATTGACGATGTTCTCTATGCGGAAATTGAGACGCCGGTAGGCCAAGGCCAACCGTGCATGAGCGCATCGCTGCCGGTGGCCTTACGCCATGTCATCGCTGGTGGCGCTGCGGGCGCGGCTCTGTCTTTCGCGTTCAACGATTACACAGTCTCCATCGGTGGCCCGAACCTCGCGCAAACGGCTTCGATTGTAGGCCAGCGCTGCTATGGCTCCTATCAGGGCCTCTCAGGCGGCACGATGGGCTCGCTTGCGACCTATCCCAACAGCACTAACCCGACAGCAGCGGCGCCATCGAACACGGCGCTGACCGCCAACTTGCCGGCAGGCTTGGGCGGGCAGGGTGTTGTCACGGCTGCGGCTGCGGCTGCGACAGACGGCATCTGGGGCAGCTATCAAATCCCGGCAGGCACAGCCAACGTGCAGGGCCGGCGTTGTGTTATCCGCGGCGCTCGCGTCGATGCCGTGAACACTGGCGCTGCGGTCGCGACTACAGCCACCACGCTTCAATTCTCGCTGGCCTATGGTCACACGGCTGTTTCGCTTGCGACCACTGAAGCAGCCGCCGCCAAAGCGCCGCGTCGCTTGCCGCTTGGCTATATGACTTGGCCCGTCGCCGCTGCAATCGGCCAAGCTCCACAGCATGGGCCGATTGAAATTGACCTTGGCGATGCGCCTATCTTTGTGAACCCCGGTGAGTTCGTGCAGCTCGTCGGTAAGTTCATCGTCGGCACGGCTACGGCATCGCAGACGATCACGTTTGTCTGGACGCCGATTTACGGCTGGGAATAACGCATGTCGCTACTGCTTGCCCTCGTCGGAGCGGGCAGCGGCGGCGGTGGGGGCGATAGTGCAGCGGTCACGCAACCAAGCGGAGCCGGCGCACACAAGAAACGCGGCCATTCCTTGCAGCGTTTCTTGGACGAACTGGCAAGGATGCCGGCGCCAGAACCGGAAGCGCCGCCCGAGCCCGAAGCGCCCAAGCCGAAGCGGCGCGTGTACGGCTTGCCGGTGCAGGCGTTCGAGGCGCTGCCGGTGCGCTACCAAGTTCCGGTGGTTCGCGAGTTCGCCGATCAGTTGGCCGAGGTCCGAGAGGATGCGCGGCGCCGCCAAGCGTTGGCCCAGGAAATAGCCAAGGCCATGCGCGAGGCAATCGAGCGGGCGCAGGAAGAAGACGACGAGGAGATTTTCCTATTAGCCGCCTAGAGAAGATCAACAGCTTCCTCCGCAAGGAGATTCGCAGCTTCATCGCTGACGCAGTGCGGCCTTCGCAGCCAATGCCGACAGCGCCGGACGAGGCGACGCTTATCACGCGCGCATCCGAGGGCGCTGCGGTGCGCCAGTTTCTGGAGAGCACGCAAGTCCAAGACTTCATGGCGCGTGCTGAAGCGAACCTGACGCATACGATGCTAAGCCTGCCGCTCGATGACGACGCTGGCCGGCGCAATCTGGCCGTGGCGATCCAATCGCAGCGCCAGATGCTCAAGTACTTGACTGAATTGGCCCGCGACGGGCGCGCGGCGGAAGCCGAACTGGACCGCTTGGCCAAGGGCCCGCGTCCGTATTTCTGAAAGGTGATGCAATGGGACTGATAAGCGCCGCTGGCATGGGTCCGCTGACCAACGCTGAAATGCAACGTCGTCAATTGCGCCAGCAGGGCATGGGGCCGGTGTCGAATTACGAGATGGGCCAGATGCAGGCGCCAATGCCGATGCCCATGCCGTCAACGCAAGGCATGGGGCCGCTGACTAATGATGAGATGCGGATGTTGCAGTCGCCGCCGCCGCCAATGCAGCCGCCGCAGGGCATGGGTCCGCTTACAAATGACGAGATGCGCCGGTTGATGGCAACACGAGGTTACTAGATGAGCATGGAAAGCACAGAAGCAGCCGCTGAAAGCGCGCTGCTAACGGCAGTCATGGCCCCGGACGAGGGCGACATCGGGCAAGCGCCCTCGCAAGAAGTGCGTGACGCTGACCCGGACGCGGCGATCGAAGAGGAAGAGGCGCCCGAGAAGGAAGAGGTGAAGGCCAAGGCCGAGCCCGAGCCGGACGAAGACGAGATTGAGATTGCAGGCGAGGAAGGCCAAGAGCCCAAGCGCCTGAAGGTGGCCGAGCTGGTCGAGAAGGCGCAGGCTTACGAGCGCATCGAAGCCCAGAAGGCGCAGATCATTGAGCGCGTCGAGCAGGAGGCGGTGAGCCACGCGACGCAGCGTTTGCGTCAGGTTGAGCAAGTAGGCCAGCAGACGGCGTACATGCTGCAAGCGGCGTTGCAGATGCTGGGCGAGCCGCAGCCGCCGAATGCCGAGGCGATGCTGAACCCGTCCAGCCCGCAATATGACCCGGACGGCTATCACCGCGCGTTTGCGCAGTATCAGCGCGCGAGCCAGCAGTACGGGCAGGCCAAGGAGCTTGGCGGGCGGCTGTTGCAGCAAGCGCAAACCGCGCAAGCGCAAGCGACCGAGCACCGCGAAACACTGGAGTTGCAGCGTCTGACGCGCGCATGGCCCGAGTTCGGCCAGCGCGAGACGCTTGATAAGTTCGTCAACGACATGGGCAAGTCCTACGGCTTTACGGCCGAGGAGCTTGATGCCGTTTTGACAGACCACCGGCAGGCACTCGTTGCCCGGGACGCCTTGGCCTATCGGGCCATGAAGGCGCAGAGCGGGGACGTGAAGGCGAAGGTGGAAGCGAAGGCGCCAAAGCTGGTTCGGAGCAAACAGGAGGCCAAGGGATCGCCCGCACAAGCGCGCGACCAGAAGGGCCAATTTGCACAGAACGCTTTGGGCCGATTGAAGCAGACTAACTCAGATGATGACGCCGCGGCGTTCTTCACCGGATTGGTGAAGGCCGGGCGCATCTAACCAAAAGGACAATTCAACATGACCACGACAACCTATGGACAGGTTGGCGTTCGGGAAGACTTGTCGGACGCGATCTACAACATCGCGCCGACGGACACGCCGTATCAGTCCACGGTTCAGAAGGGCAAGAAAGCCACGAACCGCGTGATTGAATGGCAGACCGACACGCTGGCTTCCGCAGACGGTTCGATTACCGTCCTCGAAGGCGCATCCGCCACCGACCGCACGTTCACTGCCACGGTTCGCTTGAAGAACCACATGCAGATCATGGACCGCGCAATCATTATCTCCGACTCGGCCGATGCCGTCACTGCCGCAGGGCGCGACACGGAAACCGGCTATCAGGTGATGAAGCGCACCAAGGAACTGAAGCGGCACATGGAGGCGCGTCTTGCTGGCAACTGGGCTTCGGATGACGGTTCGGCGCTTACCGCGCGCCAATGCGCCGGCTTCGAGTCTTGGATCACCACGAACGACAGCCGCAAAGGCTCAACGGCTTCGACGCAGGGCGGCTACAACAGCGGCACCGGCATCGTGGCGGCGGCGACGGACGGTTCATCGACCCGTACCTTCACCGAAACGCTGCTCAAGGGCCGCATCAAGGCTTGCTGGGATGAAGGCGGCGAGGACAGCATCATCATGCTGGGCTCGTTTGCGAAGCAGACCCTTAGCGGCTTCTCTGGCGTTGCGACGAAGTACAACATCGTGGACAAGTCCACGGGCTCGAATGTGATCGTCGGCGCTGTGGACCTTTACGCGTCTGACTTTGGCGTCAAGAAAGCGGTGCCGAACCGCTTCGTGGCTACCTCGTCAGCGCGCGGCGCCAGCACGCCGCGTTCGGTGCTGGGTATCGACCCCAAGATGTGGTCGATCCACTATCTGCAACCGTTCTCCGTCGAGCCGCTGGCGCGCGTTGGCCACGCCAACCGCAAGCTGCTGAAGATGGAGTTCAGCCAGGCGTCCCGAAACGAAAAGGGCAACTGGATCCTCGCCGACATCGCGACGAGCTAGTGACTAGGCGGCGGGGCTTCGGCCCCGCCGTCGCATTTTGGAGTGACAATGGCACAAGACCCCAACGACATGAGCGGCGTAGCGGCCGCGACCGCAGGCGAGAGCGCCGGCATCAAGCGCGCCCGTCAACGCACACTGGAAGGCGATGCGCCGCCCGATGCGAACGTGCTGGCGGACGCGATCAGCAAGGCCATGCAGCGTTCCAGCGCGTTGCCGCCGCAGAGCCTGGGCGATATCGTCCGCTGCTCGGTGCGCGCCGGGTACGAGACGGTGCGCCAAGTGAACAGCGACGGCTCGTCCCGCATGGTGACGAGCCCGAAGAAGGTGGTGTTTACCGGCGACGAGACACCGGACGGCAAGACGTATGAGGTGGCCAATGGCCGTCCTGTGCGTCTCAAGCGCGAGGCGTATGAACGCCGGCGCGACATGGGCCATGTGATCATCGCCGAATGAGGTTCAAGTCGGTCCAGTACACGGGCGATCCCGGTGACGACGAGGCCCGCTTCCTGCACGCAGCCAAGCATCAGCGCGCCTATTCCAAGTGGGAGCTGATGTTCGATTGGGACCCGTTCTTGGGCGTGCTGGAGGAGTACCAGTACAACACCGACACCGGGCAGATGACCATCAAGCGCACGCAGGATTGCTCTAGCGTGCTCGATGACAATGCCGAATGGCGTCAGTCGGAACAGACGTGGCGCAAGAAGGAAGACAAGTGGCTGCGCTACGCGTCGATCCCGATGCTGGTGGTCGAGCAATGGATGAAGGAGGGGATCAACGTCCTCCTAGCCGAGACTGACCGCAACGGCGTGCCGAACGAGCATTTGAAGCGCGTGCTGAAGAAGCTGCGTGACCCTGATTGGCAGCACTTGAAGACCGTGGACATGGACATGGGCGACGGCTCTACCGAGGGCATGACGCGCATGATCCACGTTCCGGGCAATGGCCTGATCTGGCCGTGTAAGGACGATCTGTGACCGAGCTAAGCGCCTCCGAACTGACTGACGACAATGATCGCCTGCTGCTGGAAGCTCAGCGCGCCGCGCAGCGTGAAAGCTGGGCCGAGGTCATGGCGTGCGCCGATGAGGTGCTGAAGAACGACCCGCTACGGACTGAGGCGATGTTCCTGTCTGCTCTGGCGCTACGCCGAGCGGGCAATGAAGGGACCGCGGCGCAGCTTCTGAGCTTGGCGACGAAGCTTGAGCCGAACCGTGCGCCGATCTGGCTTAACCTTGCAATGTGCCTGCATGAGCGGCACCCGATGGAGGCTTACAGCGCGGCGATGCGGGCGCAGATGATTGCGCCGGACACGTTGGACGGGCTCTCCATCCTCTGCAACATCGCCAGCACATGCGGGCGCCATGCCGAGGCGCTGGAATGGGCCGAGCGTTCGGAGCGCAAGTACGGGGTTCAGCCCGAAGTCTGCCACAACAAGAGCTTCGCGCTCTTTGCGCTGGGGCGCTGGAAAGAGGCATGGCGCGAGTTCAAGCCGAGCTTGGGTCAGCCGGATCGTAAGATCAGGAACTACCACGCCGGCAAGGAAACGCCGCGCTGGAACCCGAACAAGCATGAGAAGGCCGTGGTGGTGATTTACGGCGAGCAGGGCATTGGCGACGAGGTCATGTATGCGAGCATGATCTCGGCAGCGATCGAGGCGGCCGCGGCCAAGGGCTCTAGGGTTATTATCGAGTGTTATGAGCGCAACGCCGAACTGTTCCGGCGCTCGTTTCCTGAGGCGACGGTGTACGGATCGCTGCGGGAGATGTATTCTGAATGGCCGCGTGACGAGGGCGTTACCCACAAGCTGGAGATGGGCGGGCTAGGCGAGTTTTTCGCCGCAGAGCCGCTTCGCGGGCCTGGCTTTCTGACGCCCGATAGCGCGCGTAAGGCGATGTGGAATGCGTGGATGAACGACCAGGCGCCGCATCTGCGCTGCCTGCCGCGCAAGAAGCGCGTGGGCCTCGCCTGGACCGGCGGAAGCTGGGAAACCGGACGCGGCCGCCGCTCCGTCCCGTTCGAGGACATCCTAGCGCTGATGCGTGGCCAGGACTGCACGTTTGTCAGCCTGGAATACGAAGACCGCCGCAAGGACCTAGAGTTCGCGCCCGATGTGCTGAACCCGTACTGGGCGACGCGCAAGGGCGCCGACATGGACGATCTGGCGGCGATCCTGACTAATCTGGATTTGGTCATCAGCGTACAAACGAGCGTGGTGGACTATTGCGGCGCGCTCGGCGTGCCGTGCTGGGCGCTTACCGATGCTGTCCCGCAATGGCGCTACACCGGCTTTTTCGGTGAAGACACGATGGGCTTTTACGAGAGCGTGAAGGTCTATCGTCAGAAGCAATGGGGCGAATGGAAGCCTGTGATCCAGCAAGTCGCGCGCGATCTGAAGGCGCTGACCGAAGGCAAGGCTGCGGCATGATCCATCCGCTCGCGGTGGTTCACGATGACTGCACCATCGGCAAGGGCACGCGCATCTGGCAGTTCGCCAGCGTGCTCCGTGGTGCTGTGCTGGGCGAGGATTGCAACGTGGCCTCTGGCGCGTGCTTTGACGGCTCAGTCGCCGGTGATCGCTGCATCTTGGCGCACAACGTCGCCATCGGGCCCGGCTTCAAGCTCGGCAATGACGTGTTCATCGGGCCGAACGCGGTGCTGTGCAATGACGCTTGGCCGCGCGCGCATAAGGACGGGTTTGACGCCTCGCAGTTCGACGGTAAGCGCTGGGCGATCATCATTGACGATGGCGCGTCCGTGGGTGCGGGAGCGGTGATCTTGCCGGGCGTTCACATCGGCGCGGGCGCAATGGTTGGCGCGGGCGTTGTCTGCGGCCATGACGTTCCGCCTGGGATGCTGATGCTCAGCAATAATATGTGCGCGCCGGTGGGGACCGAAGCGCAGAAAGTGCGGATGCGGTTCGCCGGTGAGCGCATCCGGCCAAGCTCGGTGCAGTTGCGCGGATGATTACGGTCGCGGTCCCGTTCTGGGATGCCAACGAGCAGAGCCTGCCGTTCTCGCGCCACTACACGACCGAGGACGTGGAGAAGCTTTACCGGGGCTTTGCGCGCAACCTGACTGTGCCGTTTCGCTTTGTGTGCTTCACCGAGAAGCCGCGCGAGTTTGCAGAGCCGATCTGGCAGGAGCGCTTGAGCGCGGCCGAGCCAGGCTACAGCGCGTGCATTGAGCCGTACCGGCTGGACGAGCCCATGATCCTCGTCGGGCTGGATACGGTGATTGTGGGCAATTGCGATGAGCTGGCGCGCTATTGCTTGGAGGGCTCGCAATTGGCCGTGCCGCGCGACCCGTTCTTTCCTGAGAAGGTCTGCAACGGTGTGGCGCTCGTGCCGAAGGGTCACGGCTGGGTGTGGTCAGAGTTTCCGGGCGGCAATGACATGGAGTGGATCAGATCGCTGCCGGTGGCGGTGATTGACGATCTCTTCCCCCGCCAAGTGGTCAGCTTCAAGGGCCACACCAAGCATTACGGCATCGAGGATGAGACGCGCATTGTTTTCTTTCATGGCGAAGAAAAGCCGCATCAGTTGGCGCACTTAGATTGGGTCGCTGAGTCATGGCGATAACGAACATCGGCACGCTTCAAACCGCGGTCGAGAGCTGGCTAGAGCGCACGTTTGACGACTCGCTGTTTCTCGAGTGGGCCAATGACGTGGCCGACAAGCTGACGAACGGCGTGATGAGCCCGGACGGTAAAACGTGGTTCATGCAGCCGGTGCGGGTGCGCTCGATGGAGACGCAAGGCACGATTGCGACTACAAGCGCCGTGGGCGCGCTGCCCGCGTCATGGCTTGAGTTCAAGCGCATCTGGATTGATGCTTCGGACGGCTCGGGCAAGGACTTGATTTACACGCCGCTCCGCCAGTTCAAGACGGACCCGCACTCGATCATGAGCGGCACGCCGCAGAAGTACACGATCGACGGCGATAATCTTTACGTGGCGCCGACAACGGACGCCACGCTTCAGGTGACGTATTACACCAAGCTTGGCGCGTTCACCGGCGACAGTTCGACGGACGACATACTGACCAACCATCCGGGGCTTTATCGCCAGGGCGTCATTGCCGAGGCGTGCGATTGGATGGCCGATTTCGAGCGCGCCAATGTGGAGCGATCCAAGATGTTTGCGCAGGCCAACGGCCTGACTGCGATGGAGCGGCGCGCGCAATCGAGCGGGTCTATTTTGGTGGCAAGGCCGGGGAGCGTGGCTTAATGGGATTTTTGAGCCGTCTGCTGGGCTTGCCCGGAGTGGAGCCGCCAAAGATGGGCGTCCCCGCATCGGAGCCACAATTTCCTATAGCGCCGCCGTATCCCGGAGCGCCGTCGTATCAACCGCCGCCGCCTCCAGAATTGCCGCTAGATGCAGAGTTAAAGTTGCTCGGGGTCCCGTTCCAGCAAGCGCGGTGGCGGCCGAGCGATGGCCCTGTGGATATGAGTTCGAGCGGTGGCTACGAAGCCGGCGTCGGTCCTGTGCGTGGCATGGAGCCCTTAAGCGCGCCGCCAATGTCGCAATCGCCAGCGTCTCAATATGTGCCGCGCCCCGATCCAGAATTCGCCGCGTTGCTGTCGCGTTCACAGGACCATCTGGATTGGTACCGGCGCACCGGTGAGCAAGAACTGGCTGATATCCGTTCCCAGCGTGATCGCCACACGGGGTTGGTCGGCGCACTAGAGCGCCGCCGCCGTGGCGGCACTGGCGGCGGCGGCTACTAGTCGGCGCAATAGTAAACAGTCGGCCCATCCGGGCCGCGCTCTGAAACGAGCTTGGCGGGGTCTTCGCAAAGCACGGACTGGCCAAGTTCTTCGCTAGCGGCCGGCGCTTCCAGAACTGGCGGCGGTGACTCGGCTTGCGGGCTGCACGCCGACAGGGCGGCGATGATGAAAATGCGGCGCATGGTTGGCGCTCCAAAAAGAAGCGGCCCCGCACGTTAGCACGGGGCCGCTGAGTTACTTAGTGACGACGAGGCGGGGCTTGGCGGCTTTCGCAGCCTTGCGCGCCTTACGGGTCGCGGCAGCTTTCTGCCCGCGCTCCTTGAACATCAGCGCCATCCGCTCTTCTTGCGTGATGGGCGCCGGCACTCGGAACTTCTCGGCTGCGAAGTTGAGGAGGCCGAGGAGCACGAGTGCGAACCAAAGCTCACCATCGAGGATGGAGAGATTGGCGTTCGTGGGACGGACCAAGCGGCGGGCTGCTTCCTGGATTTCCCAGGAGTCCACCGCCTGCTCCGAGATCGTCAGGCTGGCCTGCGCGGCAAGCGCCTGATCGACTTCGTACGCCGGGGAAGCGTGGTACGCGTCCCATGCTGTCTGATCGTTGTGGAGCTTCACTGCCGACCCGAAGAAGAACACCGGGAAGCACAAGAAGGCGATCGCGATCAGGCGAACGATGCCGGCTTGTTTGCGAACGCTGGCGCGTTCGTCGTTTTTCATTTGGCCGATCAGGGTGAAACCGAGAGCGGCGAGGATCGCGCCGAGGATAGTGATTGCCGCAAACTGGACGCCCTCAATCGGCGTGGCTTGCGTCTCGTACGCGAACAGGGCGCTCTTGCTCTCGACCGAGAGGATGAGCACCCACAGGCTGACGGTGATCGCCGCCTGCTGGAGGTGGTGGGTTTGGACTTTCATGGTTGGTTTCCTTTGCTAACCATGAGCCAAGTATAGCGTGTGCTATACGCTTGTCAATGACGTATAGCGTGTGCTATGCGGGGTGCATTATGGCAAAAGCACCCAAAACGCCGGTTTCTGTGCGGTTATCCACAGAAGAGTTAGAGCTGCTGGAGCGCGTCGCTGAGCGAAGCCACGGCGGCAACAAAACGAAGGCCATCGTGGAGAGCTTGCAGCTCCGCGAGGCCAAGCGCGAATTAACGAAGGAGCAATTGCTTGCTGAATTGGAACGAAGGCTCAGATGACGCCTGAGTTTACTGAGCGCACAGACGCGCGCGGGCGGCTAATCATCTGCCGCATAGGCGAGCACGAAGGCAGCGCGCGCGTATTCAGCGCAGGCGAGCAAGACGCGAAGGACCGCGCAGAAAAGCAGGCGCGCGAAAAGGCGGAACGTGCCGGCAGTTGACTTCGGCCCGTGGGAGCCAGATCGCGCCGACATTGGCCAACCGCTGCATCTCTACACGGCCAAGAATTGCGTACCGGTCAGCGACCACTATCACCCGCTGCAAACGCTGACGGCGACCACAGGCGCGCTGACGGCGCGCTGTATTGGCGTTATCGCCGTGCGCGACATTGATAACGCCGCACACATGTACGCAGGCGATGCGACCAAGCTTTACGAGCTTGAAGCCGGCACATGGACAGATCGCAGCAAGGTTGGCGGCTATACGACAGCAACCAGCACAACGCGCTGGCGTTTTGCCACGTTCGGGGATCGCGTCATCGCCACGAACGCGCTGGACCCGATCCAGTACATTGATGCTAGCACTGCGGCGACGGCGTTCGCCGATCTGGGCGGATCGCCGGGGCTGGCCAAGTACATCGCCACCTATGGCGAGTTCGTGTTTCTGGGCGCGCTCGGCACGAACGGGATGAGCATTAAGTGGAGCGCGATCGGCAACAGCGCGGGATGGACAGCGGGTGTCAACCTCTCCGACGAGCAAGAGTTCGCGGACGGCGGCAACATCACCGGCTTCGCCGCCACGCAGGCCGCGCTCTACGTGTTTCAGGAAAAGTGCATTCGTCGCATCCTCTTCGTTGGCGGCGATGTCATCATGCAGATTGACAAGCTGGTCGAGAAGATCGGCTGCATCGAGCCGAACAGCCTCGTTCAGTACGGCCAGGTCTGCTTCTTCCTCGATGAGGACGGCTGGTACATGTGGGACTTCCAGTCTCAGCCTGTGCCGATCGGACACGAGAAGTTCGATGACTGGTTCATCGAGGACTCGGAGCGCACGTCATGGCCGTATATGTCGGTGGTGGTTGACCCGCGCCAGCGCGTGTTTGCTGCGGGCTATGTGAGCACAGGCAACGCCACAACGCTGCCGGATCGGGTGTTGTTCTTCAACTACCAGCTAGGCCGCGCGTCTTACGCAGACGTAAGCCACGAAATCCTAGCGCCCGCGATTGCGCTGGGTGTTACGCTCGATGACCTGACCGGCGACTTGGACAACGACTACAGCATCAGCTTTGACGACCCGTACTACCAAGGCGGTGCGTTCTACTTCGGCGCATTCACGAGCGCGCATAGGCTGGGCAGCTTCAGCGGCGCCAACATGGAAGCGACATTCCAGACCTCAGAGCAAGCGCTTTACCCAAGCCGCCGCACTGGCATTCAGTGGATCAAGCCGCTGACCGATGCGAGTGGTGCGACGGCAGCGGCGGGCTCGAAGGTGAAGCCGTCCGACGCGATCAGCTTTCAGAGCCAAGTGGCGCAGCAAGCAAGCGGGCGGTGTCCGCAGCGTGGCGCGGATGGCTTTTATCACGCGGTGAAGGTGGTGATCCCGTCCGGCGAGACGTGGACATATGCGCGCGGGTTTGAGTTTGAGCCTGCTAAGGCGCGGGGCGTTCGATAGTGGGATTGCTTAGCGCGTTAGGGCGGCGTGGCGTTCGTCAGTTGCGATCGGGAGAGATGTTTGGTGAGCCGCGCGGACTCTTGGCGCGCGTTGAGCGGCAGGCGTTTGATGGCGGTGACGAGCCCGTCAGGCTTTATCGCGGCGTGACAAATGGTCAGTTAGGTGGCCGCTATTGGACGCGCGACCCGGCTTATGCGAGCCGTCAGGCGCTTGGCCAGGGCGAGCAAGAGGGTCTTGCGGTCATGTCTGCCGATGCCGCATTCCGAAACCCTTACCGTGTGCAAAACGCCAGTGAAAGCACGATGCTTGAAATGCCAGAAATTGGGCGAGGCCAAGCGTGGATAGACTCGCTGCGGGCGCGAGGCCACGACGCTATAATTGATGACTTTGGCAATCAGATTTACGTTATGGATGACAGCATTTTGACGCCTGCATTCGGTCGCCACGCTGGTGGCGCTGGATGACCGCCATCGCACGACGCAGCCCGAAGCTGCCGCCAAACTACAGCAAACAGGAAATCCGCGACGCGGTGGAAACGCTGGAAGATCGCCCCCGCATCCCGCGCAAAACGCCGGTCAGCGGCGACAATGGCTATGAGGGCGAAATCTGCCGCGATGACACGCGGGGCTACATCTACACAGGCGGTGCATGGCGTTACTGGACACTGACGACACTGTGACGGCCGACGAGCCGGTTTTGGTTCTGATCGAGCCGCACATGTTGCAAGCGGGATGGGCGCACATCGGGCCGATGCTTGAGCAAGCGTGCGCTGACAGTCGCGGTCAGTTCAACGTGGCGACCATCCTCGCCAATCTCGAAAACTGGCCGATCCTCGGCATCGTCAAAGGCGGCAAGCTGCAAGCGGTGATGGTGACCTGCATCGTCCAGCTTGAAGGCCGGCGCGTGCTGGATTGCCTCTTGGCGACCGGCGATCAGGCCAAGCAATGGCCCGCCGTGGACGATGCGTTTGATGACTTCGCGCGCCAGTTCGGGTGTTCGTCTGTTCGTATCCCGTGCGCGCGCAAGGGCTGGGCCAAGGCGCTGCCGCATTGGCGAATTGTGGGTTATGTGATGGAGCGTGAAATCTAATGGGCGGTCAGTCCAGCGGTAGCCAAACCGTCACCAACCGGACCGAGATTGATCCGGTAACGCAGGCATGGCGCCAGAACATCATCAACGCGGGCGGGGCGCTCTACAACCAAGGCACGCCTGCGTACTATCCAGGCCAAACCGTTGTCCCGTTCAGCGATCAGACGCAGAGCGGGATGAACTACCTGCAACAGCACGCCATGCAGGGAGCGCCGAACCTAAGCGCCGCCAATCAGGCAAGCGGGCGCGCGCTCTCGGGCTGGAATCCGGCCATGCCGTTCGCAGCCAATGCTGCGGCTGGTGGGCTGTCGAATAACCCCGCCATGCAGGGCTTGAGCCAGTACGGCACGGGTAACAACACCTACGCTCAAAGTCTGTTCAATCAGGCCGCGGGCGATGTCGGCAATGCCGTCAATGCGCAATTCGCGCAATCGGGCCGGTACGGTAACAACGCCGCCCGCACCGATACGATGACGCGCGGGATCGGCAATCTCTACAATCAGATGATGACCCCGCTTTACGAAGCGGAGCGCAATCGCGGGCTTACCGCGCAGCAGACGATGGGCTCGCTCTACGACAGCGGCGCCAATCGCCAACTTCAAGGCGCGGAATTGTTCGGCGGGCTTTACAGCCAAGGCAATCAGGACGCGGCCCGTGCGCAGGCGCTGCTTCCAGGCCTCTTCAGCTACGGTCAGATGCCAGGCCAAGCGATGCTCGATCTTGGCGGCATGTACGAGGGCCAAGCGCAAAACTATCTCGACGCCGATCGCGCACGTTACGACTACAACGCCAGCGCGCCGTGGGATTTGCTCAGCCGCTACAGCCAAGTGGTCAGCGGAATGCCGGACTTCTCTGGCTCGCAGAGCACGCAGCAGGGGCCGGGGACAAACCGGCTTATGAGCGGGCTTGGCGGCGCAGCGACGGGCGCAGGCATCGCGTCGGCGCTCGGCGCAACAGGACCGTGGGGCTGGGCCGCAGCCGGCCTTGGCGGCTTGCTGGGCCTCTCTGACCGTCGCCTCAAGCGCGAGATCGTCCCGCTGGGCTCAAACATCAACGGCACGCCGCTTTATCAGTTCGCGTATCTCTGGGATGCGCCGGGCGAAAAGCGCATCGGCGTGATGGCAGACGAAGCGCCGGCCCATGCGGTCCACACGCATCCGAGCGGGTATCAAGTGGTTGACTATGGCGCGCTCTAGATTGCGGCCGCTAGCCGAGCGGTTCTGGGCCAAAGTAGCAAAAGTGGGGCCGGATGATGAATCGGCGCTTTGGTGGAGGATATTGAAATGGGGCTACTAGGGCGCTTAAACGCATTCGGCGGGCAAGGGTTAGGGATGCCGGGCGCTCCCGGTATTCAGCCTGGACAAACGCCGCCCATGCTAGGCATCCAGCAACAGCCGGGAGGGCCGACATCACCGCCTGGACCTGCTTGGGCGGCGACGACGCCCCAAAACGATCTGGACCGGCAGGCGTCCATGAATCCATTCGGCCCTGCGCAGCAGCACGACCGAGGCTTCCAGATGCCTGCCTTCAGTGATCCTTACGCCATCCCAATGGGCGGCGGGGGCGGGTCGTCGTCAGGCTTGCAACAGCAAGCGCCACAGCTTGCGCCGTGGATGGCCTCACAGGGCGGCGCAGGCTTGCCGCCTCCGCAAATGCCGCCACCGCAAGGCGGCATGGTGGCGCTCCAAGGCGGCTTCTCCACATCGCCCGAGTTTCAAAACCAGCTTGGCGCGATCCACGGCGGCACGTCGCCTGGGCATATGCCGGTTCAGTTCACGCCGCCGCAGACACCAGTGCCGCCGATGAACGTCAACACTGGCAACACCAATGGGCGGCGCGTTGGCGGCCTAAGCGGGCTTTTAAATGGCGGCGGCGGGTACATCGGGCAAGCGCCACAAGCGGGGGCGATGAATGACCCGCTGCGTTTCTTGCGAGGAGTATGAACATGGGTTTGCTGGCGAATTTGATGCAGCGCGCCGGACGTTCGGACGAGGCAATGCGCCTAGAACGAGAGGCGGCAGCTTTAGAGCAACAACTGTCAGGCATGTAACGCCAAATGGGCCTTCTCCAACGCCTCTCCATGTTCGGTCAGCAATCGCCGTTTGCGTTGCTTGATCCGGCTTACGGCTACTTTACGCAGCCGCAACCACAACAGCCGCAACAGCCAAGCGCGCCAGAGCCCGTTCCGGGGTGGGCGCAGTTCCGTCAGGAAGCGGCGGCGGCCCAACCTCAGCCCACCGCACGACCCCAGCAACGCCGCCCGCAGCCGATTTCGTTCACGCCGCAAGCCGCTGAGATGCTGTCAAACGATCCAACTGTGGCGGTGCCGTACAGGGACGCACAGGGTGTCCAGCGCATGGGCCAGACCACATTCGCCAACGCGCCGGGACAGAGCCAAGCACAAGTACGCCCGCCTACATTCACCGAGCGCTTCGAGGGCTTGATGGACAACCCGCTTTTGCAAACAGGCCTGTCGCTACTCGGCAACGCGCAGAACGGCGGCGATTGGGGCGCGGTGGGGCGCGACATGCAGGCGTGGGGCCAGCAACGTCAGCAGCGCCGGATGCTTGATAACGCCGAGCGCCGCGCCAATGCGAGCGAGCAACGCGAGACGGAACAATTCGGCTGGGTCGCGCAGCGCCGCCAACTGGCGCACGACTTTATCGCAAGCCGTCCCGAAGCAGAGCGCGCAGAGCTTGCCATGATCGACCCGGACGAGCTGGGGACGTATCTGCAACAACGGCGCCAGGTTGAACTTCAGCAACAGCAGCTAGAGTTGCAAACGCAGGAGGCTCGCGACAATCGCGCTTTCCGCGGCGCGTCACTCGCAGTGGATCGCGCGCGGCTTGAGCAGGATCGCGTGCTTAACTCGGCCGACTCGCTGCTTGGCCGGGGTGAGGCTACGCGCATCAATGACTGGATGGGCCGCTTGGATGGTTGGCGCCTCGTTGAAAATGACATCGCCGCGCTTGACGAGATTTTGCAACGCAACCCTGCCGCATTCGACCAAATCCTAGACGGCGACCAGTCTATTGTTCTTGCGCGTGTCCGCGATCCTCAGGTGCGAGCGGACCTGAACACAATCTATGCTGTGTCCGGCAATCTTGCGCGCGAAGATTTGCGTGGTCAGACGCCGGTGTCGAACATCGACTTTCTCGCGGCCGTTCGCTCCAATCCCAACGTGCAATCCGGCTCTCTTTTTGCACGCGATTGGCTGGCGCGTGCGCGGCAGGACCGCCAGAACCTTGAAGGCCAAGTGCAGAGTGCGCTGCGGTATCGACAAGGCGGCGAAGGCGGGGCGCCGCGCTCGCTTTATGAGGCAGACCCGCAGACGGGCCGGAATTGGTATCAGAGCGAGGATGGCTACACGCGCTTCGGTCGCCAAGGTGGCGGCGCATCTGCTGGTGGTGGACAATCCGACGAAGCGCGCCAAGCGGCAGCGGCACTGGCTGCGCGCGGTGGTGGAACGCCGGCGCCGCAGGGCGGCACGGCAGGCGGGCGCGCTGGCGCACCGCGCCTGCTTCGCCAGCCGGATTCTATCTTTGAACAACAGCTTGTACGCGAATACACAGTGGCGCGCGAGCGTGGCCAAACGGCACGCGCAAACACGCTGGAGATTCGGATGCGTAGAGCGGGGCTTATTCCATGACGCGCGGCTGGGATGACTTCAGCAACGAAGAATTGCAGCGCATCGCGTCTGGTCGCGCGTCCCGTTTTGACATTCAACAAGAGCGTCGCCTAAACCGCCTGCAAGGTGCGGGCGGTGAGTATGGGTCGTTTCTTTCGTCTGCTGGCGACTCTTTGAGCCTTGGCTTTGGTGACGAACTCATGGGGCTTGGGGCTGGCATTGGCGCCAGTCTGAGTGGCGGCGACTTCGGCTCTGCGTACACAAATCAAGCCGAGCGTTCACGCCAGCGCTTGCGCGACGCATGGCAGTATCACGCGGGCTCGGCTCTTGGCGGCGCCATTGCCGGATCGCTGCCGCTTGGCGGCGCAATCGGTCTTGCGGCGCGCGGGGCGCGCGGCGCAGCAGCGGGGGCAAGCGCGCTCCGCAACCTTACGCCCGCTCAGCGCATCATGGCGGCTGGCGGTTCTGGTGCAGGCTTTGGCGCGGTCTATGGAGCGGGCTCCGACAATGATGACCGCCTGGACGCCGAAGGTCTGGGCAATCGCGCGATGGGAGCCTTGGGCGGCGCCGCGCTGGGCGGCGTTACGGGCGCGGCGTTCCAGGGCGTCGGCATGGGCGCGGCGCACGCATGGCGCTCAGCCATCTCTCCGATGATGGACCCAGCCGAACGCGCCGCACAAGAGCTTGGGCGGGCAATCAATCGCTCTGACATTCCAGAAGAGGCGGCGCGGCGCGGGATCAGCGTTGAGCAAGAACTAGAGCGCCGCCGCCGTGGTTTGGCGCGTATGGAGCAATTTTCCCCCGGCTCTAACCCGATGGTCATGGATGTTCTGGATGAGGCTGGAACGAACATGGCGATGGTCGCAGGCGCTCGGCCGAGCGCTGGACGCCGCGCGATGCAACAGGCGCTTGAGCAGCGCAATGCGGGCGCTCGTGAGCGTGTTGAGGCCGCGCTTGTGCGCGATCTGGGCGGTGGACAGCGCCGCACGGTAGCGCAGACCTGGGATGAGTTAGACGAGGTGCAGCGCACGGAGTCGGCGCCGCTGTTCGAGGAGGCGATGCGTCAGACCGTGCAAGCTGTCCCGCGCGAGCTTCGGGACTTCGTTTCGTTCAACAGCCGGTCTGGGGCAAGGTTTAAGGCTGCGGTCGACGAGGCGCGCGAGTCAATGCGCCGAGCGCTTGGCAATCCAAATGCGACGGATGCGGAGATCATGCGTTCGCCGCGCTTCTGGCATAAGCTTCAAGAGAACGTCAGCGCAGAGGTTAGCGCGCTCTACAAGGCCGCGCAAATGACGCCCCTTGCAGCGCCACGCGGCTCGGCGGTGGCCGAGATGGTGGCCGATGACCAGATGGTCAATCGCTCGGTTATCAATCTTCTGGGCGGTCGCCAGAGCCCTTACGGCCAAGCGATGAGCCAGTTTGCTGGCACGGAGCGTCTGCGCTCTGCGTGGCGCTTTGGCGAGCAGGCGTCGCGCATGGATGGCGGCGAGGTCGATCTCGCGGACTTCGCTCGTCGCATGGCGCGCATGTCAGAGAGCGAACGCGAAGCGGCGCGCAACGCGGCAATCTCTGGCCTGCGCCAGCAGCTCGCTCGTGCGGACACCGGAACGGGTCGTTCCGATGTGCTGCGGGCGCTCATTGGTAACGAAGCCAAGCGCAACAATCTGCGGGCTATCTTTGGCGGCGAGGCGCGGCTAAACCGTGTCATGCGAACGCTGGATTACGAGCGTAGGCTCTTCCAGAACTACGCGGACACCAATATCGGGCGCGGCTCTCCGACCGCAGACAAGCTTCAGGGCGCGGACCAAATGTTTGGCGCTGACGGCACGCCGATTGCGCGGGTTCGCAGGGCGCTTGGACGCGATGCGCAGGCCCGCTACGACGAGCAACTGGCTACAGACGTTCTGGACTTGCTGCGCACGCCTTTGACAGGCCAAGGCGCGCCTGCAAATATTCAGCAGTTCGCGCAGCAGCGCGGCCTTCTTTCCAGGGCGCTTAGGCGTGCGCAAGAGCAGCGAGATTTACGCTCGCGCGCAGGCGTGCAAGCTTTGCAGATGGGCGGCGTTAACGCGCTCGGGTTTGCTCCATTCGAGTTCTTCGCATGATGTTCGATGACCCCCATTTTGCCTACACCTACATCAGGCCCGTGGCAGTCATGGCTGGCATCGGGCTTGGTTACTGGCTTGTGAATGCCATTTTGGATTGGCGCGACGCGCGGCGACAGAAGCGCCTGCGAAACGTGACGCCCCGCTAACACATGTCCCCATCGCTGCACCCCAGCCCCGCTTCGGCGGGGCTTTTTCTTTGGAGCAAACGTAAGTGACCGTTGGAATTCAAAAAGCGTGGTCATTGACCGCAAGCGACAACGGCAGCGCCGACGATAACATCAACTTTGCGGAGCAACAGTCGCCCGCGTCGCTGAACAATTCCGCGCGCGCGCTCATGGCGACGGTCAAGGGATGGGCCAACCAGATCAGCGCAGCCAAGACCACGGGCGGCTCGTCCAACGCTTACACCTTCACGTCCGACTCGGTGGCGGCGATCGCCACGTCATACGCCGCAGGCATGGCGTTTGCGTTCAAGGCCAACCACACCAACACCGGGGCAGCTACGCTCAACGTGGACGGCGTGGGCGCCAAGAACATCCGCAAGGGTGGCGCGCAGGCAGCACTTGCGGCCAACGACATCGTGTCGGGCGGCATCTATCTTGTCATGTACGAGGCGAGCGGTGATTGCTTTGCGCTGCTGAACCCGGAGACGGGTGCGACAGCGCAGGACGCCACACTAACCGCCCTCGAAGCGCTCTCATGGTCGTCCGGCTCTCCGCTCATCCAGTTCACCGCAGCGGACACGGTGAGCCTGACGCTGACGCCGAGCGTGACAAGCGTTGGCGTTGCTGTTGGATCGGCAGGCTCGCCTGCGCTCTACTGTGCGACGGATACCAACACAGGCATTCACATGGCCGGCAGTGACGTGATGGACTTCTCTACGGGAGGCACTTCGCGTTGGCGCGTCAACGCTGCGGGCACGCTTCTTGGCGTCAGCGGCTTGCCATTGTTTCAAGCGGGCAGTGGCGCAGTCGGCGGGCCTGGCATCTCCTTCCAGGCCGATCCTGACTGCGGCTTCTACGTCATCGGCACAAACAACATCGGATTTGCGCTGAACGGCACGAAGTACGTGGACTACGCCACGACGCGGACGCAGTTCATTACGCCGGTGCAAGCGCCGCTCGCAGTGTCGTCCGAAACGGCGGGTACGCTGACAGTTGCGAGTGCCAACAAGCAAGTGAACGCCAGCGGCGGCGTTACCATCGACGATGGCGTGTTCGCGGCAGACACTTGGGTGTTCATCGAGAACTCGTCTGGCTCGGCCATTACGATCACGCAGGCCACCGGCATGACGCTTCGCCTACACGGCACGGCGACCACTGGGAGCCGCACGCTCGCCGTCTATAGCGGCGCCGCAATCCGGTTCAAGACCAACTCCGACGCCATCGTTTACGGTGACGTGACGTGACGTTCTTTGGCGCCATCGCTGCGACGATGAAGGCGGGCTCCGCGCCGGTGCCGGGGTTCTCATTCTCTGGCGTGCTCACCACCACAAGCGCATCAACGCCGGTAACGTCAGCGACGCGCACTGTCAGCGGGAGCGGCACGGCGCTGTTTGAGAGCATCGGCGGCATCACTGTTTCGGTGCAGTACAGCAAGAACGGCGGCGCCTTTGCGACGATCACCGAAGGGCTAACGCTCGCGCTGACGGGTGGCGACACGCTGGCCGTCCGCAGCGACATCGCCGTCGCGCCCAACACCACGACTTTCAACATCAAAGACAACAGCGGCGGCGCTCTGATCGAGGCCGTCACACTGGAGCGCACGTAATGGACGAAGAACAAGAACCGCCGCCGCTTGAGTATGCGAGCGTGACAGCACTCGGCGGCGCATGGCGCGTGGATGTGGCGCATCCGGCTTATGGCGAGGGCGTCACGGTGCAGCTCACAGGCTACAACGAAGAAGAAGCCGCCAACGAGGGCGCGCGCTGGTGGGAGGGTCGCATCACAAGCAGCAACCCGCCCGGCGAACTCGTTTGCATGACCGGCGCACGATACGAACGGAGCCAAGCATGACGCGGGAAGAGAGTGAAGCCGAAGCCGATCGCATCTTGTCGGAGGCAGGCTGGACGACCACGCTAAAGCCGCCGTGGCGCGGGCGTCACGTAGCGCCTGGCTTGGTTGGCGGGCGCGCGCCGGACGGCAACGCATACGTTAAGGCTTACACCGCCTTCGCACAGAGCGAGGCGGCGGCGATGGGGCTGGACCCGGCGCTATACCCGGACGAGCCGCACGAAGCGGCTGCGGTGCTGGTTGCGTCTATTGCCGCGCCCGTTGCATCCGCGCCCGAACCGGAGCAGATTCCGGCGCATGAGACACACGGCGAAACTGGCGAAGCTGAAGGCCGAGAAGAATCGGCAGAGCCGATGGCTCCAGAAGATGACTCTGGCGCAATCGATCTATTCCATCCCGTCTCCGGCGGAAGCGGAAGCGGAATGGGTGAGGCTGAGGGAGACGATGCGTCCGACATTCTCGACGCCGACTACCTCGAAACCAACCAGCTAGACGACTACTCGCTCGGGGCCGAGATCGAGGACGCGGAGTCCGAAGCGTCCGGCGCGTTCATCTTTGGCGACAATCTCGATCAGAAGCGCACGGCGGCGATTGGCCTTGTCGTGCAAGCCGCCATCGTACGGATGCCAGCGATCACGCCGGCAGACGACGCCCGCCTCGCAGAGCTTCGCAATTTCACGCTGGGCGTCTCTGAGGGGCGCTGGGCGAACGATCCGAGCAAGCAGGCCGAGCTAGAGGCGCTTGAGCTGATCGCGTCGCTGGCGCGTCAGGTTGAGGCTGCGCGCGACGCCAAGGTGGCGTTCCTCGTCGCGGCGACGCGCGAGCAGATCGAGGCGTTCGACCCTGAAAGCGATTGGCCGTGACACCACCGCGCCCGGAAGGCTGGCGTTGAGCGCCGCCGCAAATCAGCGAAGAATCGGCTGATGGTTACTCCGCGAAAATCAACCCCGTGGCTCTGTGAGCGTTGCGGCGCAGCGTATCAAGGTTATGGCGCAAGCCTGTATTGCGGACTTGAGTGTCGGCTTAAGGCCAATGTCACTATTGCCGCGAATGGGTGCTGGATTTGGCAAAGCAAGCGCAATCCTAGGACTCAGCGCGGCAGTATTGAAATTCAGGGCAAATGGCAGAGCGCGCCACGAGTGGCCTACGCCACCTTACGCGGGCCAATTCCTGAAGGAATGGCCGTCTGCCACGTTTGCGATAATCCAGCCTGCATCAATCCAGATCACCTGTTTCTGGGCTCGCAGAAAGAAAACATGCGCGATGCGGCGCAGAAGCGCCGAACCATGGCTGGCGAGAGACACACGTCAGCCAAGCTGACGGAAGGAGATGTTCGCAGCATCCGAGCAAGCGACGCGCCAACCCGCGCGTTGGCACGATCTTTCGGCGTTGACCACAAGACAATTCGAGAGGTTCGCGCACGCAGAACATGGAGGCATGTCTAGGTGCTGCAATTCCTCGACCAGATCGCACGCCCGCTGACCCGGCTGGCGACGATGGCGCTCATGGTGGCGCTGGTCTGGTTCTTCATCCGCTTTGGCGACGCCATGAGCACTGGCCTCTACCGCTGGGCCTCGGGTGACGGCGTGGACCTGAACGGCCTTGCTGCCGTCCTAGCCGCCGGCGCGTCGCTTCTGGGCGTGGTCATCCCCTTCATCGTGTCGTTGTTCCGCGACCGGCGCATTGAGCGCGTCGAACAAATCCGGGCGGGGCAGGCGCCCCATGTCCCTTTTGGCTCTGGCTCGCAAGGGCCATCGCCGCCGCCTTCCGAGCCCTCGCCGACGGGCGGCCTAGTGAACAACGAGGCCCTAAGATGACCATGCACCCTGTCCCTGCGCGTCTCATCCGTGGAGCGCGCCGGATAGGGGCGTTCGCATGGCGCAAGGCGCGCGACCCGCTGGGGCGCCGCCGCCACGTCACCGAGGGCCAGGAAGTCACCGCCCAGGAAACGCGGACCATGCTGGGCCTCATGGCCGACGCCAACGCGGCCGGGGCGTCCATGACCGACGAACAGCGGCTTATGCTGATCCAGGCCGCACCCGGGATGCGCGCGCGGGAGGCGGTGCTGCTGGGAATCCCGAACCGTTCGACGGTCGAGGAGAACGAGCTTCACATGATCCGGCGCGAGATGGCGGCGCTGGAAGGGCGTCCGGTGGTTCAGCCGCAGCGCTTCCTCCCGGCCATCCCTGCGGTCGCGGGCTTTGCTGTGCGCCCCTGGATGCTCTGGGGCGGCGCGCTGGCCGCTGTGGCGCTCTGGGGCGGCTACAATGACGTGCGCGCGGGCAGGGCTGAGAACCAGCGCGACGAGGCCGAGGCCAACCTAGCGCGCGCCGAGCGCACCTTGGCCGCAACAACGACAGAGCGCGATTTGCTTGCTGACGCTGTTGCCTCTGCGGACGCACAGACCC